GGTCATCACCTTGGCACACAATATATCTAGGTCATCAGACATTTGTGATGCAGCACGAATGTCCGTAGGTAGTTCATCAAAATCATCCCATCCAGCCATATTTCTCCCTAGTCAGCAAACGGTGACTTACCTTCTTTTATACGCTTAGACGCATGGTCTACAGCTTTTTCTATAATTCCTTTTGGCATCTTATCCATAAATGCTTTGTCTTCTGGATCATTATTTTTTAGCCAGTTAATTTCTTTCTTAGTTAGAGTTGGTACGATCAATGGAATGTCTACTTCCTTACCATTAATACCGACACCAATACTGATCTCAGTCATCACATTACCATCAGGACGTTTGATCTCACCAAGGTATCCCATACCTTTTTTAGATCCGTCTGGTCTATCTCCGTAATCCATTAAACCATGCCTCCACCTTGAACAGCTTTACCTACTGCTTGAGCCGCAGCCTCTGGATTAGCAGCTGCAAACTGCTGTGCCATTTGTGCTGCCTTCTGCATCTCCATTGCACGTTCTTCTGGTGAGTAGCGTAAGCTTGCAGGTACACCAAGCTTCTCAGCAATCATGTCCATTGCCTCGCCTTTTTTCAAAGCGAACTGTGCCTCTTGTCCAAAGCTTGCAGTGATCTGTGCGTACTGCATAATGTTTTGGATCTCTTCCATATTCTGCGACATAGCCAGTGGTGAAGTCGGCATCACACGCACTTCGAGTCCATTAACTCGCAGTGGCATATCAATCAATCCACGATCATCCATTACCTGTAGAATTTTTTCTACCAGTGGAATCATCGTCTCATTAATCAAACGACCAAACGCAGAGCCAAGATTTTGTGACAATTCTTTCATACGCTCTACTACCTCAGTAGCAGATCGTGCGCTCATATTGTCTGGCGGTAATGACTCATCAAGCAGTATGCGTTTGATGTTTTGTTGCAGGTCATTGATCACCAACTGCGACACATTAAAGTCACCAGAGCGAGGTAATGCTTTTAATGATTCACCCTGTGGGCCACCGTTACGAGCTACTGGAATAATCGCCCCAGCAACAATACGAATAGTCGCAGGATTAATAACACCATCATCAGCCGCAGTATAAACACCAGAGATTGCAAGCGCTGCATTTTTTAAAAGTAACTCTTTAGTTTTGTTTAAAGTTTTAATATCTGGTAACGCTGTGATAACTGGGCCACGACCATAGATCTCACCAGCTACTTTCATGTAACGTGATACTACCCAAGGTGAAACCTTAATTGTGCGATTTACAATTTTAGTTTTAGATTCTTTATGAATGACACAGTAAGAATAGTCACCACGCTTTTGATCAAATATAGTTGCCTCGACAAACTCAACTTCCTCAGTAGGTTTTTCTTCTACTAGTCTAGCTAATTGACCAGTAATCTCTGCATCAGACCATTGACGCTGAATTGCTTCAGCCTTAATACGCATACGTCTGTACACGTTATCTACCGCACCATTCGCACCTTCTTCAATTGCTACTAGATACTGTGGCACTGGTACAAAGTTAATAGGATTAACATCATCACCTGACTGCACCATCATTACAGCAGTACCGACAGACAGATCAAGTAAGAACTCGCCAATAGCTATATCAAAGTTTGATTGCTTGATTACAGAAAACATCTTGTCTAAATAAACGTCTAAAGCAAGTTGCGCCTCCATCTTGCGATCTGGTGGTATATCTGTACCAGCTTCAAGCTTGCACCACTTGCGCTGCGGTGGAAATATGCCGGACTGCATACGGTTAGCAAAGCGCTGCACAGAGTTGATAGCGGTAGAGTCAAACACTCGCACCATCTTTTTCTGTCCACCTACTTTACCTTCCCAGTACCCGTCATACAGATTGCGCTGCGGAAGAGCAAACTCATACGCATCCTCATACAATGCACGAAAGTCATCCTTGCGTCTTAGTGCTATTTCGTGTCGTTTAAGAATGTCTTCCGCAGATAATTTTGATGTGTATTTAGTAGCCATATCAATCCTTTTTATGCTTATTCGCAAAGTTGCGAGCTGCCTCTTTGCTTCCAAATCCCCACGCTTTTAATGCTAGTTTTAATCTTGTAGGCTTACCATTCTCATCCACAAGTGGGCCAGCCATACCACCAAATCTAGCAGCAAAAGATACTCTTCTAGGGTTAGTGCCTTCCTTAACTGGAGCCTTTAAATTACTTCCTTCTGTACGTTTAAAATATTTACGTCCAGCCTCAGTTAATCCACCACTTGCGCTCTTATGTTCTTTTTTCATTCGTACCACTCCAATGCTAAATGAGCAGCATGGGCAGTACCGTTTACATTGGTGAGTCTAAATAGATATGTTGTCAGTGGTTTTAAAACGTACTCTAGCGATCCAGCCGCACCACCACCAGATTTTTTACCTGCACCGCCAGCAATAATCTGTGCATCAATTTCAGTACCTAATGCTGTGACAGTAGGTAAGATAATCATTGCTATCTGGCTGACATTACTTACCGCATAGTTTCTTTTTCTATTTATTGGAGTAAACGCAGTGCCACCAGTTGCGCTGGATCCCTCATAGATATGAAGCTCTGCATCACCCAAACACATAGCATCAACAGTTATATGCGGATACACACCAGCGGGAGCAGCAAGAGCAATATTTAAACTAGCACCAGCTGCTAATGGCGCACTATCTGGATACATCTTGTAAGCAAAGAATGCACGACCATCGTGATTGCGCTGATGGTTTACATCCACCATAATCAATGGCGCATCAGATCCTGCAACTACATAAGTGCCAGCATTGTTTTTTTGAACAAGCGTAACAAATCTAGACTTGGTAGTTAGCGACTCAAGTTCTACTGGAGTGATAGCCATTATTTCTTCTTAGGCTTCATTGCGGTTTTAGCTGCCTTCTTAAATGCAGCATCAGTAGGAGCGCCCTCGGATCCGGCTTTACGCATCTTTTCGCCAGATCCCTTTTCTATCCGCTCTCTCTTTTTATGAATGTTGGCATAAAGTCCAGCTTTCATTTGCTACCTTTCTGCTTAATACCAGCCTCTGACATAGCGATGGCAATAGCTTGATCCTTGGATGTGACCTTATCGCCACTCGATGATTTCAATTTGCCAGATTTATACTCACGCATAACCTTGGCAACTTTCTTTTTCATCTTATCCATATCAGCCGCCTAGCGTATCTTTCAAACCTTCTTCGCCATCAATACGCTCAGTAGACAATAACGCACGAGCGCCACCACGCTGACGAGCCTTTAAACCAGATTGCTGCTTCTCTAACATATCTCGCTTATCTGCTTCTGTTTGCGCTCTCATTCGTGCTGTTTCTTTTTGTTGCTCTGCCATTGCCGCACCAGCGCCACCGTCACCACCACCGCCAAATAATGAACCCATGATTAAACCCTCGCTAAAATATAAGTATCCGCACCGTCAGGACTATATTTCTTCATTAGTCCTTCGATCTCAAAACCAAGGTATTCAGCCCAGCGTAATGCCCTCGGCTCATCGGATCTTACCGTAAGTTGTAGCCTATGCAATGAAAGTGATTGCGCTACGATATCGCTAAACTCTTTAGCGACTATGGTTAGCTGCTTTGGATAGCGTCTAGCATCATCAGATATGATTGACCACATCTCACCGACACCAGTCCACAGTATGATGCAGCCAAACATTGCTACAGGTTTACCGTGTACTAGCGCAGTGACTGCGAGTCCGAGCCTAGCTTGCATCTCAAGCATATGATCCATCGACACTGCCCTAGCTGATGGCAACTGTTCTGGTTTCATATTCATGTAGTGTAGGTGGCTAGGAACCATTGGTATGTAACACACACCAGCCTTATGAGGTAATCGCTCGTTTAGCTCGATTATGTTGATCATTCAAATGGATCAAAATCAGAATTAGCAATAGTCTGCACGACTATCGTATTTTGTAGGTGTTGCGGCTTGGTTAATCGCTTATGTTCACCACCACCTAGTAGCAAATAACCAAATGCATCACCCACATGGCTATGCTCATTTTTATTTGGCGCATCTCGGAACCGTTCATGCCCTGCGCCCACAGCAATCCGCTTGAAATGGTAGCCACCAGCGAGCGCTTTACGCAATAATTTGCACCGAGTATTGACCATCAGCCCAGCTTTACCCTGTATCAGCCTTTGCATCGGCATAGCAGCTGCTTCTCTACGCACCTTAAAGTCATTCGATGGGGCTGGCTGCGCTCGTAAACCCAAGGTACGCAAGTAATCAAAGCTTGTTACCTCATAAATTGCGTCTCGTGCCATACCAGCTGGATCACCCCACAGCAATACTTGGAAGTTTGGGTACTTTGCGTTTAACTCTGCCAGCAGTTGCTGACCAAAACGCTCCAAACCCATGTCTTCAGTGACGATTTCATCAAGAATATTCCACCTACCATTGGCTAAACGCTGACCAATGACAGCAGCTGGAGTCAAACCAAAGTCTAGACCTACCTGTATAGCCTGAGTTGGATCCACATCGACATCACCAGACATCATAGAGTCATCATATTCCTGCCAGACTGGTCTACCTTCCTGCACATAGGTGTATTGACCACCAGCGTAGCAGCGAATCCAGTCTAAATTTTTACCTAGTAGCATTTGCTGGTAGTAGCCGGACGGTAAATTTTTTATATTCTCAGCCTTTGGATTTACCTTCCACCACTTGCCAGCTGCAAAAATATGATCATTGGCCTCTGGATTGTCTGGCAAATCAGCAGGATTAACTTCGACTACACCGCCTTCTTGCTTGAAGAATTTCCAAGCAAACTTGCCAGTCATCTTTTCTTTTTCTGCTAGTTTAAACCAGTAATGGTCATCATCCATTGGATTAGTGTCCATCCATATACCGTGCCAACTACTCCCACCGTCACGCTTAGTAGGATACCTGCCCACACGATGAGACAAACCATCAACAACGGCTTTAGGTAGCTCTCTTGCTTCATTGATCCACGCTCCTGTAAGTTCAAGTGAGAGTAATTTTCTTACGTCCTTTGGCTGATCAAGTGCCAAAAATATGACTTCGCAATCCACACCAGCCGCACCATCTCTGGCTGGCAGCCTGATGTGATGTGTAATCGGTGGAGTCCAAAGTAAAGATCCAAATGTATTCTCAGGAAATAGATCTAACCACGTTTTTATGGTGGTGGTCTTTAGCATTGGGTACGAGTTACGCACGATTGCCCAGCGGCTGTATCTGATATTGTCTATAGGGCTGGGTTTTTGCTGGATAGCTTTGATAAATATCTTGGCTGCACAGGCATAAGACTTACCGCTACCAACTGGCCCCATTAAGCCTTGGACGAAATTGTCACACTGCATGAACTCCCAAATTTTTGGCGAGTCCGAAAAGTCTAAGTTGATACCAATATCTGGCACTGACTTACCGCTGGTTTCTTTAGTCTTCATCGTTTACATCAATCACTGTTGGAGCCTTAATATTAATGCCAATCACACTAGGTTTATCGCCATTATCGCCACCATCCAAGAGTCCAGATGCTTTGGCAAGCAGTCGCAATACCTGCACCTTGTCGTGCAACTCGATCTCTATGTATGAGTTACCGTCACGGTCTGTTCTTGAGGTAAGCTTTTTGATGGCATGGAGAGCGTATTCTGGTATGTCTTTACTGGCTTTGACCATGACGTTACCAGATGAATCCCATTCCATAATATCTGATAGCTTGGTATTAGCCAT